GGAATAGTCAATGGTGGTGTTAGATTAGTTAAAATTACAAATAGGGGTAGTGGATATAAATCCGCCCCAACAGTTCAATTTGGTGCCGCACCTGGTTCTGGAACAACGGCAACTGGTGTTGCACAGATGATCAGTGGAATTGTAGATTTTTGTGAATCTGATCCAAATCTTCTAAGAGTGCAAAGTGTTAGAATTACAAATCCAGGAAGTAACTACACAATTCCACCGAAACTTACATTTAAGGGTGGTAAAGGATCCGGTGCCGCAGCAACTTGCTTTATTGGTGATGGAATTGTTGGTATTATAACCATAACTAGTGGTGGATCAGGATATGCAGCACCTCCAACAGTTTCTTTTGCTGGCACATCTTCTCTACCAGCATATGGTAAAGCAATTATTCAAAATGGAACAGTGACTGGAATTGCAATAACAGATGCTGGTCTAAACTACATCTCACCACCACAAATAATTTTCAGTTCACCAGTCTTAACAGGATTTGGGACATATTTTTCAAATGAATCTGTTGTTGGTAGTGTAAGTGGTGTCACCGCTAGAGTTAGAACCTGGGATGCAGTAACTCAAGTTTTGCAGGTAGCAACAATAACAGGATCATTTGTATCTGGAGAAACTATCACTGGGCAACAATCTGGAGCCAATTATACATTACGAGGTATAAATATTAACAATATTGTTGATAAGTTTGCGGAAAACTCTGAAATAGAAGAAGAAGCAGATTCAATTATTGATTTCAGTGAATTAAATCCATTTGGTAATCCTTAAAAATAAAAAGTATCTAAAATGTTTGAATATTTTTACCACGAGATATTGAGAAGAACCATCATAGCATTTGGTTCTTTATTCAATGAAATAACTATAAAAAGAAAAAATGATTCTGATAATGTTTTTTCCGTAGTTAAAGTTCCATTGGCATATGGTCCAACTCAAAAATTCTTGGCAAGATTAGAACAATCGCCGGATTTAAATAAACCAGTTCAAATAACATTGCCAAGAATGTCATTTGAATTTATTGGATTAAACTATGACCCAACAAGAAAAGTATCACAAACCCAATCTTTTCTTAGTACATTAGTTGATGATAATAAGCAAGTAAGAAAAACATATTTACCAGTTCCATATAATATGGATTTTGAACTTAGTGTGATGACTAAGTTAAATGATGATATGTTGCAAATAGTTGAGCAAATATTACCATATTTCCAACCAGCGTATACGGTCAGTGTAAATTTAATAGACACTATTGGTGAGAAAAGGGATATTCCAATTGTTTTGGAAAATATTAATATGCAAGATGATTATGAAGGTAATTTTGATACTAGAAGAGCATTAATTTACACCTTTAGATTTACCGCAAAAACATATTTGTTCGGACCCGTTACTGGCGCAGATGTCTCTGGAGAAATCATCAAAAAAGTTTCTCTTGGTTTTGTTGCTGGAGATACAAAGGGTGCAAACAGAGATCTTACATATTCATCTGAGCCAAAGGCAGTTAAAAATTATACAGGAAATTCAATAACCAAATTGTCAAAAAATGTTGAAACAGAAGATTCTAAGATTACAGTCGAAAGTACAATTGGATTACAAGTTAATCAGTTAATTGATATAAATGGAGAAACACTACAAATTAAATCTATAAATGATTATAATAAAGAAGTCACAGTTATCAGATCTTTATATAATACAGATTTATTAGAACACGTAGAAGGATCACAAATTTATATTATAGATTCTCAGGATGATGCTTTACTAGAACCTGGTGATGATTTTGGGTTCACCGGTTCACTATTTTAATCATGAAAATGTCTAAAAAATACGAAAAACTTAACGAAACTTTTAACACAGACTCAAAAGAGGTATCTATTGTTCATGCTGAAGTCGAATCTGAAATTGAAAAAGTAGAAAAAATATCATCCTCTGTAGATGACATTAGAAAAGATTATGAGTATTCTAGGGGGAACTTATACTCAATAATAGAAAAGGGGCAAGAGGCAATTAATGGAATTCTTGAACTAGCACAAGAAAGTGAAATGCCAAGAGCATATGAAGTTGCCGGTCAGTTGATTAAAAATGTTTCCGACGCAACCGAAAAACTGATGGACCTCCAGAAAAAAATGAAAGAGGTTATGGAAGAAAAACAACAAAAAGGTCCTACTAATGTAACTAATGCGCTTTTTGTTGGATCAACTGCAGATTTATCTAAATTCTTAAAAAGCCAACTTCCAGAAGAAGATAAATAGAATTAAAAATGTCTAAGTTCAAGTCTCATAAAACAGTTGAACAAATAGCAAAGAAGCATCGTCTTGATGTTTCTTTTATACAAAAGCAACTTGATATGGGTGAACCTATTGAACATGAGCATACTAAAGATCATAAATTAGCAAGAGATATTGCTCTTCAACACCTTGATGAAATTCCAGACTACTATACTAGACTTAAAAAAATGGAAGCATCTGCAAAAAAAGAACATAAAAAATTTAAAGATGTAAAGGAATCTCACAACGGAGAGGAGATGAGATTTTGTCCTTTGTGTGATAAAAAGGAAACTAGATCAGAATGCTCATATGGTGAAAAAGCGTGGGATAAAGTTTCCATCAAAGATGAAGAATATTCTATGGCAAGATCGGAATTAAAAACTATTGAAGATGCGCTTAAAAGACTTAGTATGAAAGTTGGAAAAGGTGAAGGTAACTTAGAAGCGTGGGTTCAATCAAAAATTACTAAAGCAGCAGATTATATTGATACAGCAGCAGACTATGTGGATGGTGGTGAAATGAAAGAGGGTGTTGGGTATACTATTAATCCATCAGCACATAAAACTTCTCAGAAAAGAGAAAAAATTAGAACTCTAGTAGATAGAGGAGTTGGTGGAGAAAAGGAAGTAGCTAAAAAGAAACTAGGGTCAGTTGCAGAACTTCCTAAAATTAAAAACGAAGAAAAACTAGTTGATAAAATTGTTGATGAAATGAAATGTTGGCCTGGATATAAAAAGAAAGGAACGCAGAAGTTATTTGGTAAAAAATATAACAGATGTGTTAAGGCAGAAAATGTAACTATTGAAGATGCTGATGGAAATACTTTTGCTGAGGTTGTAGACATTATTAGTCCAGAACCAATTAAAGGATTTAAATCTCAAGTGAATGAAGCAAAGAGATTGCAAGCACAGACTGGAAACATTGTTCTCGTCACTCTTTCTTGGAGGGGAAAATATTATGGAATCAAAATGTTCTTCCCACAGACCAAAGTTCCTTCCCGCAAAGAAATTGGAGATGAGATCCAAAAGGTTTATCCAGGATCATTAGTTGTTCATCATTCAGTTTCTGAGATAGAACCAGGTAAAACTTTAATACAACCACTAGGACCCCAGGGTGGTAATTATGGCAAACTAGGTCCTTCTAGGGGTTATATAAAACCAATGGGAGAAGAAGTTGAACTTGATGAAGATTGGCAAAAAGTAAATCGTCAAGATAAAACTGATGGATTAAGTTCTGCTGCAGTAAAAGCATATCGCAGAGAAAATCCAGGTTCAAAACTTCAAACAGCAGTAACCGAAAAAAAGCCTAAGGGCAAAAGGGCTGATCGTCGCAAGTCCTTTTGCCGTAGAATGAAGGGAATGAAGTCTAAACTGACTTCAGCAAAAACTTCAAGAGATCCCGATTCAAGAATTAATAAGGCACTTCGCCGTTGGAATTGTAATTAATAAGTAGGTTTTATTATGCCAAATGATGTTTATCTTGGTAATCCGCTTCTAAAAAAAGCAAATACGCCAATTGAATTTACACAGGATCAAATTCTAGAATTTCTCAAATGTAAAGAAGATCCTGTTTATTTTGCAAAAAACTATGTAAAAATTGTGACTCTGGATCATGGATTACAACCATTTCAGTTGTATCCTTTTCAGGAAAGATTAGTAAGAAGATTTCACGAGAATAGATTTAACATCTGTAAGATGCCACGTCAGACTGGAAAGTCTACGACTGTGGTGTCTTTTTTGTTGCATTATGCGGTATTTAATGATAATGTGAATATAGGCATTTTGGCAAACAAGGCAGCAACCGCTAGAGAACTTTTAGATCGTCTACAAACTGCATATGAAAATTTACCGAAATGGATGCAACAAGGAATCATCTCTTGGAATAAAGGATCTTTGGAGTTGGAAAATGGAAGTAAAATCTTGGCTGCTTCTACTTCTGCTTCTGCAGTTCGTGGTATGTCATTCAATATCATTTTTCTGGACGAATTTGCGTTCGTACCTAATCACATTGCGGATGACTTCTTTAGTTCAGTATATCCGACAATTTCTTCTGGTAAATCAACGAAGGTAATTATAGTTTCTACCCCAAAGGGTATGAATCATTTTTACCGAATGTGGCACGATGCCGAAAAGAGTAAAAATGAATATGTATTTACTGATGTTCACTGGAGTGAAGTTCCTGGAAGAGATGAGGAATGGAAAAAGCAAACTATCGCGAACACCAGTGAACAACAGTTTAAAGTTGAGTTTGAATGCGAATTCTTAGGATCTGTAGATACTCTAATTTCTCCAAGTAAATTGAGATCTTTTGTTTATGATAGTCCACACAAGAGCAGTGGGGGACTGGACATTTATGATGATCCAAAAGAAAACCACGATTATTTAATGACTGTTGATGTTGCCCGTGGAGTTGGAATTGACTATTCGGCATTTACTTTGGTAGACATTACAACATTCCCACATCAAGTTGTAGCAAAGTATCGCAACAATGAAATAAAACCAATGCTATTTCCAAACATTATTGTGGATGTAGCAAAGAACTACAATAATGCTTATATCCTATGCGAAGTAAATGATGTTGGGGATCAGGTTGCTTCAATCATACACTATGATCTTGAATATAATAATCTTCTTATGTGCTCAATGCGAGGTAGAGCAGGTCAAATAGTTGGACAAGGGTTTTCGGGTAAGAAAACTCAACTAGGAGTTAAGATGTCCAAAACCGTAAAAAAAATTGGATGCCTCAACTTGAAGACAATGATTGAGGAAAATAAACTCCTCTTCAAAGATTATGAGATTATGAGTGAGTTGACTACATTCATACAAAAGCACAATTCTTTTGAAGCGGAAGAAGGTTGTAATGATGACCTTGCTATGTGTTTGGTCATTTATGCTTGGTTAGTTGCTCAAGATTACTTTAAAGAGCTTACTGATCAGGATGTTAGAAAAAGATTATATGAAGAGCAAAAAAACCAGATAGAGCAAGATATGGCGCCATTTGGTTTTATTGTTGATGGAACAGAAACGGGAAGTTTTGTTGATAATGATGGAGATAGGTGGTATGCCGATGAATATGGTGATCGTTCTTATATGTGGGATTACATGTAATGAATGTAGATGATCAGTTTGAAATAGAACATTTATTCTTAACTGAAAGAAGGTGTAGGTCTTGCAATCTCAGAAAAAGTTTGACGGATAGTTTTTATAGAATCCGAAAAAATAATACATTGTCTTCATCATATTCATATGAATGTAAAGACTGCACCATAAAAAGAATTGTAGAATCTAAGAAAAAGAAACCCCATAAGGTTCAATGGGAGTATCCAGACTGGTAGATAGGTTCATGCATCGTTTCCCATCTGAAAGAAGTCTTTTTAATAAATATTTTTTAGATAAACTGAGAGTTTTAGGAGAAAAACATGGCGACTCCTCAATTATCTCCTGGTATACTTATTAGAGAAGTTGATTTAACCGTAGGGAGAGCCGATAATGTCCTCGACAACATCGGAGCAATTGCAGGTCCATTCCCAACTGGTCCAGTTGACGAACCAACTGACATCACAACTGAGAATGAACTAATCAAGGTATTCGGAAAACCATCAAACACCGATGCCCAGTATGAGTATTGGATGAGTGCATCCTCATACTTATCATATGGCGGTGTTCTTAAAGTTGTAAGAACAAGTGGAGATACTCTTGTCAATGCAAATGCCAACAAGAGTGGCGTTGGACAAGCAGATCTTCTCATCAAGAACTTTGATGATTACAACGCAAACTACGCGGATGACATTGCTGATTACATTTTTACAGCAAAGAATCCAGGAAGTTGGGCAAACAATCTAAAAGTTTGCTTCATTGACGATTTTGCAGATCAAACGATCGGCATTAAAACTACTAGCTTAGTTGCATACGGAATTCAAGTTGGTGCTGGCATAACTGTTGCACTAGTTGATCAAAAAATTTCCACCAGAGGATCAACCAAAATTGTTAATGGTTATCTGAAAGGAGTTGTAACTGGGGTAAGAACTGATACTACAGATCAAAATTCAGAATTTGATGTTAAGATTGTATCCAGATATGAGAATGCAAGAGAAGAACTCAAAAATCTTAGGGTAACCACAGTTTCAACAGCATCTAGCGTTGTCGGAACTGGTACTACAAACAGAGTTTATGTTGATTCCACAGCAGGAATTGTTGCTGGAGACTTGGTAGTTCTAACAGGTTTTGCATCTAGGACAATTACTTCAGTTGCATCAACTTTTGTAACATTATCTTCAAACATCACAATTACAACATCTTCACCTGCTCCAGGAACTGCAGTTACTTTCAACAGAAATGTTGGAACCGCAGCAACTGAAGTTTTCATTGAATATGCCGCTAAGAGCCAGGCAACATCATTTAAAGCGGGTAATATGCTCAATATTACCTACACTGGTCTTGGATCAACAGCATTGGCATCTGGTATGATCGGCGCTGCTACTGCAGAAGACTGGTACGATCAACAGGTAGTTCCTCTCAATAATGCAGTAATTTTCTGGAGATCTATTGCTCCAAAACCAGTTACAACGCAATGGGCAAGAGATAGAAATTCCAAAAATGACTCTCTGCATATTGCAATTTTTGATGACACTGGAACCGTAACCGGAATCAGAGGAAATCTTTTAGAGAAGCATCTCGGTCTTTCTAAAGCTTCTGATGCAATTTCAGCGGTAAATTCACCACAAAGAATCTGGTGGAAAGATTATCTGGCAAGATTCTCCCAGTACATTTATGCTGGAGACAATCCATCAGATGAAAGCAATGCTGAAGACATTGTTCAAACTGGATTTGATCCAGATATAGAACCTGGAACAATTGGCCCTGCTCAGTTTGCTGGAATTACTACAGCACAAGGTCTATGGAATGAACCAGCACAAGATAAAATCTTCAGTGCCCTAGGTAATCAAACATACGTTCTTCAAGGTGGTGTTGATTACAGTGCCACTGGTGGAATGACCGCGACTCTTGGAGATTTGATCACCTCATACAGACTGTTTGAAAACAGAGATGAAGTTCAAGTTGAT